AACGCTACTACCATTAGTAGAATTGATGCCACCTTTTCAGCTCGCGCCCCAAATGAAAATATAGCTAAACAGGTTATTGACCATTTGCGAAATGTATCTAATGGTCAAACTAAATCTACTCGTTCGCAGAATTGGGAATCAACTGTTACATGGAATGAAACTTCCAGACACCGTACTTTAGTTGCATATTTAAAACATGTTGAACTACAGCACCAGATTCAGCAATTAAGCTCTAAGCCATCCGCAAAAATGACCTCTTATCAAAAGGAGCAATTAAAGGTACTGTCTAATCCTGACCTGTTGGAATTTGCTTCCGGTCTGGTTCGCTTTGAGGCTCGAATTGAAACGCGATATTTGAAGTCTTTCGGGCTTCCTCTTAATCTTTTTGATGCAATTCGCTTTGCTTCTGACTATAATAGACAGGGTAAAGACCTGATTTTTGATTTATGGTCATTCTCGTTTTCTGAACTGTTTAAAGCATTTGAGGGGGATTCAATGAATATTTATGACGATTCCGCAGTATTGGACGCTATCCAGTCTAAACATTTTACAATTACCCCCTCTGGCAAAACTTCCTTTGCAAAAGCCTCTCGCTATTTTGGTTTCTATCGTCGTCTGGTTAATGAGGGTTATGATAGTGTTGCTCTTACCATGCCTCGTAATTCCTTTTGGCGTTATGTATCTGCATTAGTTGAGTGTGGTATTCCTAAATCTCAATTGATGAATCTTTCCACCTGTAATAATGTTGTTCCGTTAGTTCGTTTTATTAACGTAGATTTTTCCTCCCAACGTCCTGACTGGTATAATGAGCCAGTTCTTAAAATCGCATAAGGTAATTCAAAATGATTAAAGTTGAAATTAAACCGTCTCAAGCGCAATTTACTACCCGTTCTGGTGTTTCTCGTCAGGGCAAGCCTTATTCACTGAATGAGCAGCTTTGTTACGTTGATTTGGGTAATGAATATCCGGTGCTTGTCAAGATTACTCTCGACGAAGGTCAGCCAGCGTATGCGCCTGGTCTGTACACCGTGCATCTGTCCTCGTTCAAAGTTGGTCAGTTCGGTTCTCTTATGATTGACCGTCTGCGCCTCGTTCCGGCTAAGTAACATGGAGCAGGTCGCGGATTTCGACACAATTTATCAGGCGATGATACAAATCTCCGTTGTACTTTGTTTCGCGCTTGGTATAATCGCTGGGGGTCAAAGATGAGTGTTTTAGTGTATTCTTTCGCCTCTTTCGTTTTAGGTTGGTGCCTTCGTAGTGGCATTACGTATTTTACCCGTTTAATGGAAACTTCCTCATGAAAAAGTCTTTAGTCCTCAAAGCCTCCGTAGCCGTTGCTACCCTCGTTCCGATGCTGTCTTTCGCTGCTGAGGGTGACGATCCCGCAAAAGCGGCCTTTGACTCCCTGCAAGCCTCAGCGACCGAATATATCGGTTATGCGTGGGCGATGGTTGTTGTCATTGTCGGCGCAACTATCGGTATCAAGCTGTTTAAGAAATTCACCTCGAAAGCAAGCTGATAAACCGATACAATTAAAGGCTCCTTTTGGAGCCTTTTTTTTTGGAGATTTTCAACGTGAAAAAATTATTATTCGCAATTCCTTTAGTTGTTCCTTTCTATTCTCACTCCGCTGAAACTGTTGAAAGTTGTTTAGCAAAACCTCATACAGAAAATTCATTTACTAACGTCTGGAAAGACGACAAAACTTTAGATCGTTACGCTAACTATGAGGGCTGTCTGTGGAATGCTACAGGCGTTGTGGTTTGTACTGGTGACGAAACTCAGTGTTACGGTACATGGGTTCCTATTGGGCTTGCTATCCCTGAAAATGAGGGTGGTGGCTCTGAGGGTGGCGGTTCTGAGGGTGGCGGTTCTGAGGGTGGCGGTACTAAACCTCCTGAGTACGGTGATACACCTATTCCGGGCTATACTTATATCAACCCTCTCGACGGCACTTATCCGCCTGGTACTGAGCAAAACCCCGCTAATCCTAATCCTTCTCTTGAGGAGTCTCAGCCTCTTAATACTTTCATGTTTCAGAATAATAGGTTCCGAAATAGGCAGGGTGCATTAACTGTTTATACGGGCACTGTTACTCAAGGCACTGACCCCGTTAAAACTTATTACCAGTACACTCCTGTATCATCAAAAGCCATGTATGACGCTTACTGGAACGGTAAATTCAGAGACTGCGCTTTCCATTCTGGCTTTAATGAGGATCCATTCGTTTGTGAATATCAAGGCCAATCGTCTGACCTGCCTCAACCTCCTGTCAATGCTGGCGGCGGCTCTGGTGGTGGTTCTGGTGGCGGCTCTGAGGGTGGCGGCTCTGAGGGTGGCGGTTCTGAGGGTGGCGGCTCTGAGGGTGGCGGTTCCGGTGGCGGCTCCGGTTCCGGTGATTTTGATTATGAAAAAATGGCAAACGCTAATAAGGGGGCTATGACCGAAAATGCCGATGAAAACGCGCTACAGTCTGACGCTAAAGGCAAACTTGATTCTGTCGCTACTGATTACGGTGCTGCTATCGATGGTTTCATTGGTGACGTTTCCGGCCTTGCTAATGGTAATGGTGCTACTGGTGATTTTGCTGGCTCTAATTCCCAAATGGCTCAAGTCGGTGACGGTGATAATTCACCTTTAATGAATAATTTCCGTCAATATTTACCTTCTTTGCCTCAGTCGGTTGAATGTCGCCCTTATGTCTTTGGCGCTGGTAAACCATATGAATTTTCTATTGATTGTGACAAAATAAACTTATTCCGTGGTGTCTTTGCGTTTCTTTTATATGTTGCCACCTTTATGTATGTATTTTCGACGTTTGCTAACATACTGCGTAATAAGGAGTCTTAATCATGCCAGTTCTTTTGGGTATTCCGTTATTATTGCGTTTCCTCGGTTTCCTTCTGGTAACTTTGTTCGGCTATCTGCTTACTTTCCTTAAAAAGGGCTTCGGTAAGATAGCTATTGCTATTTCATTGTTTCTTGCTCTTATTATTGGGCTTAACTCAATTCTTGTGGGTTATCTCTCTGATATTAGCGCACAATTACCCTCTGATTTTGTTCAGGGCGTTCAGTTAATTCTCCCGTCTAATGCGCTTCCCTGTTTTTATGTTATTCTCTCTGTAAAGGCTGCTATTTTCATTTTTGACGTTAAACAAAAAATCGTTTCTTATTTGGATTGGGATAAATAAATATGGCTGTTTATTTTGTAACTGGCAAATTAGGCTCTGGAAAGACGCTCGTTAGCGTTGGTAAGATTCAGGATAAAATTGTAGCTGGGTGCAAAATAGCAACTAATCTTGATTTAAGGCTTCAAAACCTCCCGCAAGTCGGGAGGTTCGCTAAAACGCCTCGCGTTCTTAGAATACCGGATAAGCCTTCTATTTCTGATTTGCTTGCTATTGGTCGTGGTAATGATTCCTACGACGAAAATAAAAACGGTTTGCTTGTTCTTGATGAATGCGGTACTTGGTTTAATACCCGTTCATGGAATGACAAGGAAAGACAGCCGATTATTGATTGGTTTCTTCATGCTCGTAAATTGGGATGGGATATTATTTTTCTTGTTCAGGATTTATCTATTGTTGATAAACAGGCGCGTTCTGCATTAGCTGAACACGTTGTTTATTGTCGCCGTCTGGACAGAATTACTTTACCCTTTGTCGGCACTTTATATTCTCTTGTTACTGGCTCAAAAATGCCTCTGCCTAAATTACATGTTGGTGTTGTTAAATATGGTGATTCTCAATTAAGCCCTACTGTTGAGCGTTGGCTTTATACTGGTAAGAATTTATATAACGCATATGACACTAAACAGGCTTTTTCCAGTAATTATGATTCAGGTGTTTATTCATATTTAACCCCTTATTTATCACACGGTCGGTATTTCAAACCATTAAATTTAGGTCAGAAGATGAAATTAACTAAAATATATTTGAAAAAGTTTTCTCGCGTTCTTTGTCTTGCGATAGGATTTGCATCAGCATTTACATATAGTTATATAACCCAACCTAAGCCGGAGGTTAAAAAGGTAGTCTCTCAGACCTATGATTTTGATAAATTCACTATTGACTCTTCTCAGCGTCTTAATCTAAGCTATCGCTATGTTTTCAAGGATTCTAAGGGAAAATTAATTAATAGCGACGATTTACAGAAGCAAGGTTATTCCATCACATATATTGATTTATGTACTGTTTCAATTAAAAAAGGTAATTCAAATGAAATTGTTAAATGTAATTAATTTTGTTTTCTTGATGTTTGTTTCATCATCTTCTTTTGCTCAAGTAATTGAAATGAATAATTCGCCTCTGCGCGATTTCGTGACTTGGTATTCAAAGCAAACAGGTGAATCTGTTATTGTCTCACCTGATGTTAAAGGTACAGTGACTGTATATTCCTCTGACGTTAAGCCTGAAAATTTACGCAATTTCTTTATCTCTGTTTTACGTGCTAATAATTTTGATATGGTTGGCTCAATTCCTTCCATAATTCAGAAATATAACCCAAATAGTCAGGATTATATTGATGAATTGCCATCATCTGATATTCAGGAATATGATGATAATTCCGCTCCTTCTGGTGGTTTCTTTGTTCCGCAAAATGATAATGTTACTCAAACATTTAAAATTAATAACGTTCGCGCAAAGGATTTAATAAGGGTTGTAGAATTGTTTGTTAAATCTAATACATCTAAATCCTCAAATGTATTATCTGTTGATGGTTCTAACTTATTAGTAGTTAGCGCCCCTAAAGATATTTTAGATAACCTTCCGCAATTTCTTTCTACTGTTGATTTGCCAACTGACCAGATATTGATTGAAGGATTAATTTTCGAGGTTCAGCAAGGTGATGCTTTAGATTTTTCCTTTGCTGCTGGCTCTCAGCGCGGCACTGTTGCTGGTGGTGTTAATACTGACCGTCTAACCTCTGTTTTATCTTCTGCGGGTGGTTCGTTCGGTATTTTTAACGGCGATGTTTTAGGGCTATCAGTTCGCGCATTAAAGACTAATAGCCATTCAAAAATATTGTCTGTGCCTCGTATTCTTACGCTTTCAGGTCAGAAGGGTTCTATTTCTGTTGGCCAGAATGTCCCTTTTATTACTGGTCGTGTAACTGGTGAATCTGCCAATGTAAATAATCCATTTCAGACGGTTGAGCGTCAAAATGTTGGTATTTCTATGAGTGTTTTTCCCGTTGCAATGGCTGGCGGTAATATTGTTTTAGATATAACCAGTAAGGCCGATAGTTTGAGTTCTTCTACTCAGGCAAGTGATGTTATTACTAATCAAAGAAGTATTGCGACAACGGTTAATTTGCGTGATGGTCAGACTCTTTTGCTCGGTGGCCTCACTGATTACAAAAACACTTCTCAAGATTCTGGTGTGCCGTTCCTGTCTAAAATCCCTTTAATCGGCCTCCTGTTTAGCTCCCGTTCTGATTCTAACGAGGAAAGCACGTTGTACGTGCTCGTCAAAGCAACCATAGTACGCGCCCTGTAGCGGCGCATTAAGCGCGGCGGGTGTGGTGGTTACGCGCAGCGTGACCGCTACACTTGCCAGCGCCCTAGCGCCCGCTCCTTTCGCTTTCTTCCCTTCCTTTCTCGCCACGTTCTCCGGCTTTCCCCGTCAAGCTCTAAATCGGGGGATCCCTTTAGGGTTCCGATTTAGTGCTTTACGGCACCTCGACCTCCAAAAACTTGATTTGGGTGATGGTTCACGTAGTGGGCCATCGCCCTGATAGACGGTTTTTCGCCCTTTGACGTTGGAGTCCACGTTCTTTAATAGTGGACTCTTGTTCCAAACTGGAACAACACTCACAACTAACTCGGCCTATTCTTTTGATTTATAAGGATTTTTGTCATTTTCTGCTTACTGGTTAAAAAATAAGCTGATTTAACAAATATTTAACGCGAAATTTAACAAAACATTAACGTTTACAATTTAAATATTTGCTTATACAATCATCCTGTTTTTGGGGCTTTTCTGATTATCAACCGGGGTACATATGATTGACATGCTAGTTTTACGATTACCGTTCATCGATTCTCTTGTTTGCTCCAGACTTTCAGGTAATGACCTGATAGCCTTTGTAGACCTCTCAAAAATAGCTACCCTCTCCGGCATGAATTTATCAGCTAGAACGGTTGAATATCATATTGACGGTGATTTGACTGTCTCCGGCCTTTCTCACCCGTTTGAATCTTTGCCTACTCATTACTCCGGCATTGCATTTAAAATATATGAGGGTTCTAAAAATTTTTATCCCTGCGTTGAAATTAAGGCTTCACCAGCAAAAGTATTACAGGGTCATAATGTTTTTGGTACAACCGATTTAGCTTTATGCTCTGAGGCTTTATTGCTTAATTTTGCTAACTCTCTGCCTTGCTTGTACGATTTATTGGATGTT